CCTTTACTTTTAGTACAATATAGTCTGGGTCTGGAGTGACAACCTCTGTTCCCTCAAGCACAATTGAGTCACCCTCATCTGGTTCAAAGTCTTGTGTATCCTCAAGCAAGAAACCCTCTGCAATGTCCTCATCTTTTAATGTGTATTCTTCTAGTTGTATACCCTCTTGAAATGTACTTGATGATTCTTGTTCAACTCTAACCACGTTCTCAAAGGTGGTATCAAGAACACCAGTAGAACTATCAAACCCCTTGACTGTTCCAGTATGTGTTGTTAGTGTGTTACCATTTGTAAAAGTCCCTGTTACATCTTTTACAACAAAGTGAGCTCTTGGTGTCATCTCTGGTGCGTTAGACTCAGAGTATGCAAAACCAGCGTCTTGTATTTTTACCTCATCAATAGCACCAATGTTATCTGTTACTGCAACTATTTTTGCATCTGCACCAGTTGTTGTGGTAAGAGAAAGAGTTGGTATATCAGTATACGCACCCCCACCATCTGATATGTGTAGTTTTTGTATAGACCCACTTTCAGCAGTATCACCGATATCTTCGAAAGTTCCAAACTCCAACACTATTTGGTCTGTCGGTGTTCTGTGTGCATCTTCCTGTTCAAGATCTAAACTTGACTCCGTTAGAATATTATGTCCAGCGTTTGCAGAAGCACCATCTGTTCCATTTAAGATAAGTGCATCATCACTTTTACCCACACAATCAACTCTTGCATTATTTGGTGGTGCATCTCTAAATGTAAGAGTTGTACCTACAAGAGTAAAATTAGAAAGTCCATCTTTTCTGGTTGCATCTTGTTTTACATTGTTTAGAAAAACAGTTATTGTATCTGTACTCGCACTCAGATTTGTTAGAGTAAATGCTGTGGTTGTTCCATCACCTTTGAATTTATCTGTGGTTATCTGTTCAAGTATTATATTGAAAGGTTCTAGGTGTGTGTTTGTTCCAGACTCTAATATGATTGCATCGTCTGTCAAACTTGAGTCGTCTAGTGTTCCAGTTTCTAACTGAACACCACCACCAACCATACTGACAAAACCCACAGCAGACTCTATATTTGTATCTGCACTCACAGGAGTGAAAGTTATAGCATCTCCTACCTCATAGTTTGTACCAACATTATCAATCTCAACTCCACTTACTGAACCTCTCTTGATACCACCAACTCTTACTACTGCACTTCCATTTCCTATAGATTCTACATCTATTAATTCTTGTGCATCATGTAATATACCAGCGTTCGTTACAGTTCCAGATGATACGATAGGTCTTACTGTAAATCCAACCACTACGTCTTTAGTTGTTGAGGTCGCAGTAAATCTTTCACCATCAGTAAACGAACCTACTTGGTTTGCGAGTTGTAATTCTGATATTGGAACACCAACTTGTTGGAACTCCACACTTGATTCTATAACGGCAGTTGCACCAGATGACACACCTGTAATTACTTGTCCTATTATTTCACTACCGACAACACCAGAGTCAGGTGAGGCTCTAAGAATTGTTTTCTGTCTGAAGTCACCATGTGAGGGTTTCATTATAAATTCATTAGGAAGAAGAACAGTTGCCTCCTCACCTAAGAATAGTCTACTGAATAGTTTAGTCGCTTCTGTAGTACCTTTAGCGGCATATAAATCTTTTATGTTTTTGATTAAGTTTCTTTTTGATACACCAGTTGCGAGAGAATTTGGTATCCCTGCCATGAATGACAATCTAAGTTTTTCAAGAAAATCATAGATGGTTGTATCTGTATTACCATACTCAAGAAGTTGTTGTATGTTCTGTACAGGGTTTGCACGATATTCATCTACAGTTGCAGTAGAACCAGATGTAGAACCTGTTATAGTTTCACCTGTAATAAACAATTGTTGTGATGTTGTGTAAAGAAATTTATTTCTAGAGTCTTCAACGAGAACAGTTGCAGTCGCATTAGATGTTGCCCCTGTAATCGTTTCTCCACTTACAAACTGACCATCTGAACCTGTACCAGACTCAGTAACAGTTCGTTCCTCATCTTCTTGTAAGATATAATTTGTAGTTACTGTTTCTTGTTTAACATAGTCTACTGTCGCAGTTATAGTAAGTCGTCCTGCTTCTAAAAATTTATAATAATCTTTTAAAAATTTTAAGAATAAAGAATGATCTGTCTGTACAAAATCTGGCGCCTGTCCAGATATAAGTGAAGATACCTTAGTGGTAAGCTTGATGTCATTCTTACTCATTGTTCACTCTTAGTAACCAGATGTTTCTGGTGTTGTTGACGCTGTTGTTGATACAGTAGTTGTACTTGTTGTTGCAGTTGTTGTAACAGTATAACCTTTTCCAGTTGTTGCAGTTGCATCAACTGTACCAGACACAGTTGTGTTTGTTAAGTCTAGTTCTAATAACTGGTTTCTAACAGGTACGATATCGTTTGAGTTTGGTAAAACTGTAACTCTAAATTTCGTAGACGTAGAACCATCAACATTAGAAACACTTGTTATTTTTATTGGGTTTAATTTTATTTCACCATTTGTATAATCAATAGTTCCAGCGGTAACATCATAATATGTTCTAACCCCAGCAACAAGATAATAAATTCTTATGTTACCACTACCATCATCATCAAGAAAATACTCTAGAGTTCCTGCTTCTATAGAGAAACCTGTAGATGCAGTAATACCACCAGCCGCAGAGTTGTGTCCATCATGTGGATGAAAGAACGCATTATCAAAACTTAGTGTGTATGCAGTTGCCTCTGAGGTCACAGGTGTAATAAACTTTCCAAGTGTAACTGTTGTTACGTTACTTAATATAGAATTATCTGTATCATCAATTACACCTGTAAGTTGTGAATGTCTAAATGGTTTGTTGAAGTCTTGCAAGTTATTACTATTATAGTTTGATATGGTTGTACTTATTTCAGTTTCTAAATCATTCACAGTTTTTGTTGTTGTATTTGAGTCATACTGAAATGTAACTCCAAGTATAATAAAAGTTGTCTCTGCGTTAACAATAACTGGAGTAACAGATGCAACTTTGTACTTTCCTAAGTCCGTAACTAATTGACTCTTCTCTGTATCGGTAAGATTTTGTCCTGTGGTGTTTCTAATTGATATAAAAACTTTACCATACTCTGGAACTGAAGTGATACCTGTTGCTGGGTCAAACCCACCATCTTCTCCACCCCATACGGATACTGCTTGTGTGTTTGGAAATAATTTTTTTGTGTATGTTATATAATCATCTGAAGTTACTGCACGACCTTGTGATGCGTAGTCAAGTGGTGCCTGTAATTTTATAGATGCAAGACTTTCTGGTTCTGAACCACCACTTGCATTGTTTACTGTTGTCACTGTTATTGTACTAACACCATCTATTGATGAGGGTGCAGTAAAAGAAGATGCACCATTAGCTGCAGTTTTATTTGTAACAACATATTGGAGTATAACTATGTTACCATCAGATAGTGACTTACTAATATTACCATCTCCAAAATATATTTCTTGTCTACCATTCTCAACCTCTTGTAGATAGTAAACAGAACTTGAAGATGTTAGTTGTGATATGTCTGTTGCTTTTGTATAGGTTGTGGTAGTTGAATCAGATGCAGAGTTTTGAACTTTAACTGTTAGAGTTGTTGTGTCTGAACGACTGTCTGGTAATAAGAACCTTTGTTCTACACTAGATGTATCAGCAAGATACTTTGTTGTTATATAAGTTCCCTCATATATTTTTACGTTGGTAAAAGTTACTGCACCACCAGAACCAGTTTGAGTTATCGCCTCAGAAGTAACAAACTGGAAACTTACATCATCAACTGTCGTAGAGAATGCAGTTCCAGCGGGCATGGTCTTAGATGAACTTGTGGTTGTCAATGCGACATTGACAGTTGCGATAGGGGCTCTTGCAGATTGTATTTCATATCCTAGAGTCTTTGCGTGTGATACAACACTTGACCTAAGTGATGCACTATCAAGGAACATTTCGTTTGCGAGCATATTCGCATTAAACCCAAGATAGTGAGTATTATATGCAAGTATATCTAACATGATATTCATACCAGAACCCTCAAAGTCATAATCCTTAAACTCTGATTGTCCTTTTAGAAATACTTTTAAATTATCCTTTACATCATCAAAGTCAAATTCTGTAATATTTAATCTTCTATCGTTTACTGCCATTATCGTAATCTTTCTAACATGACTGACATATCTACTAATTCAGTCGGAGTATTAACAACATAAAATTCTACTGATACCTCATATGCATTACGATCTAAGTCTGGTAAAGCACGAACTGAAACCAGACGGGCTCTAGGTTCAAAATTTTCAATTACGTCCTCAATCTTTCTTGCAATAGTTACTGCTGTGATTGGCGACATTGGTTCAAACAACATTTCTCTTACACCACCAGCGATTTCTGGGTGAAAAAACTTCTCATAGGTATTGAGTTGCACAAGGTTACGGATAGACCTCTTGACTGCCTGTACATCA